ATGGCTTCGTTTAGAAAGAGCGGCAATGGTTGGCGCGCTGAGATCGTTAAAAAAGGGCTCAGAGAAAGCGCGACCTTCCCCACCAAAAGAGAAGCCCAAGAATGGGCATCCAAGCGTGAGGCCGAAATTACAGCCATGCGAGCCGGCAAGGTTATCCGCTGGACATTGCACGATGTGTTGGAAAGATACATCACTCAAGTGAGCCCCACCAAGGCCAGTGGAGACAAGGAAATACTCAGGCTGAAAGCCATTCAACGCGACGACATTGCAAAGCTAATTATGCAAGACATCAGCGCACCAGACCTTGCTGCCTGGCGGGACCGGCGTCTGGAGTCGGTGAAACCAGCCTCAGTTCTGCGTGAGATCGGATCGCTGCGTGCCATTTGGAAGCAAGCAAAAAAGGGCGAATGGGGCTATGTTGATCATGACCCTTGGCCAGAGGTGACCAAGCCAGCAGCAAGCAAACCGCGCACGGTGATTTTCGAGGAAGGAGAGGTAGAGCGAATTGTCGATGCGCTCGGGTATTCCGGTGGCAGACCAGCCAGTCGACGGCAGCAAGCTGCAGTGGCACTTTTGCTATCGCTCGAAACAGCAATGCGCGCAGGTGAGATTATCAGCTTGACCTGGGGCTGCATCAGCTATGAGAAGCGCACCGCCTATCTGGCCAGCACCAAAAACAGTGACGATCGGTATGTGCCTTTATCGCGTCGAGCAATCGAATTGCTCAAAGCAATGGAGGGTGTGCACGACGAAAAAGTGTTTGATCTGACATCAGCCCTACTTGATGTCTATTATCGTTCCGGGCGTGATTTGGCCGGCATTTCTGGCCCGACCTTCCATGACGCAAGGGCTACCGCTATTACTAGACTTTCAAAGAAGCTCGACATTTTAGAATTGGCTCGCATGGTCGGACACCGCGACCCGCGCAGTCTGATGATCTACTATCGCCAATCACCAACAGACATCGCAGCAAAACTGGATTGAAGAAGGCCCGCCATAGAGCGGGCTTTTTTGCGTCCAGGGGCTGTAACACCTGTCAACCAGTTAAGTGCTAAATTACTGTTTTTTTATACAGTAATCAACCATGACTCGCCCTCCCCTCCAGCTCTCCCAGCTACGCGAAATACAAGATCGCAATCCGAGAAACGCTGACGTCAAAGCCCTACTCTGGGAGATACGCCGACTTCGCAACGTGGTCTGGCAGGTCTCGGAGAATCACAAAATAATCCGGAGGGAGTGGTCGCAAGAGGTCGGCAGTCGGTTTGTCGCCATTGAACAAACTCATAAGCTGCTGCAAGATGAAGATGTCACTCATACAAACTCCATCTGAGGTGCTATATGTGTGGACGAATCAGGCAGGCACGCGAGCCAGTTGACTATATAGAGCCGATGAACTGGAACCCACATGACCTCGGAAAGCTCACCGATGGTCTGAAATATAACGTGCCACCTGGCACCCGCCCTCTGGCCATGCACCAGCTCAGTGATGGCAGCGATCAGATAGACAGGCTGTTCTGGGGCTACAAACCTGAGTGGTACAAACGCTCGCCAGTGATCAATGCCCGACTGGACACAATCTTAAAGAAGTCGCCCATGTGGCGCAGCCTGCTCAGCAAGCGTGTGCTGGTCCCAGCAGACGGCTGGTTTGAGTGGACTGGAGAGACTGGGGACAAGCAGCCATGGTTTATTCATGCCAAGGATGGCAAGCCAATTTACATGGCTGCAATCACCGCTTGGCAGCCAGGCAAAGAAGAAGACGTTGAGCACGGATTCGCCATAGTCACCGACGCATCAGCGGGCGGCATGGTCGATATTCACGACCGCAGACCTGTAGTCCTGGCACCCGACGCAGCAAGGGAGTGGACGTCGCCAGACACAAGCATAGAGTCAGCGCTGGAACTGCTGAGCACTGCGCGGCCTGAATCTGCATTCAAGTGGCACCCAGTCACAAAACAGATGAGTAGTGTGAAGTACCAGGCACCGAATGCCAATCACCCAACAGCCATTTGACCTAACCGACAGGCATCGAATCTGTTTTTTGGGGAATTAGTTGGAATTTAATGGCTTGTTCACTGGAAATGACTGCTTTATATTCCATCTAATTCCGCATCCGTGTCAGGATTTTTGTCACAGCAACAATAACGAGGCTCGCTGCTTGGTTGACAATACAACCTCTTTTTGTCGGTTTGGTTGCAGTGGCCTGCTGGCAACTCCTTGAAGGACTTTCCGGTAGCGTACATTTCCGCTTAAGTCTTAAGACGCAAAAATGCCATTCTTCGTTATCCAGCAGACCATTGATTAATTCTTCGTTTTGAGCCAATCACACAGACGCGCCCAGGTCTCGGCCTCTGTTTCCACATAGCGCAGCACCCTGATCGGCGTGGCGTCGATTTCGGCGTCTGAGCGCCATTGAAAAGGACGCTGGGCAGCAGCGCAGTAGCTACCGCCCCCGGGTGTCCCGCATCCGCTTACGAGCGCGATCACGCACAGCATCGTCACCCAGGCGCTCAATCGTTTCAGCTGCATCACGTCCTACCCCCACTGCGGCCATGTCCGCCTTTTCCTGTTTCAGTTCCGCCTGCGTCCTGCCCTGGCGCCGCCCGACCTGCAGCAGCGCCAGGGCGGCGATGATCAGGCCGCCCAGCAGGCCCAACCAGCCTGCGATTCGACTCCATAGCTTTGAGATCATGCTGCACCTGCGATGGCTTTCTTAGCACGATCCCAGCGCGCCTGCCGGTCAGCCAGGCCATTGGTGCCGCCATTGATGCGCCGGGTCAGCGCGACAAAGTCGCCGCCGTCGGCGAGCTGATTGCAGCCGTACGTCTTCCACCACCAGGCCGCTGAGCGCGCCGCCAGGGCACGCCCCTCCAGGAGCTGGGGATCAGCCACCACATCTACGCCCAGGCCCGCGGCGAGGCGCTGGTAGTTATCCCGCCCCGTGATCTGAATCAGCCCGCGCCCACGAAACCGGAAACCGTCGCCGCGTTGCGTGTTGCCCAGGTCGGCACGGCCTTCATACCGTGCCTGTGCCGCCGTCGGCCCCCAAAGCTCCCGCGTGTAGACGAACCCACCCGACTCATGCCCTACCTGGGCCAGGAACGCGGCGATACGCACCGACCCCACAATGCCAAACTCCAGGCATGCGGCGCGCACATGCTCGTACCAGACGCGGGCCATCTCGCTGGACAGTACTGTAGCGGCCTGGAACACGGCCAGGCTAAGCCATTCGACCGGCTTAGGCTCAACCGGTGCTGGCGCAGGCTCCGCCTTCTGCGTACGAAAAAAAAGGGCCAGAAGGCCCGTGATGACTTCAATCAGTTTTTGCATGTCTTTCCTTCAGTCGTGTGCAACCCGCACAATGCAGGCCACGTTGCCCCGCGCACGCCATACCAGCACCGCGATGACCGCCGCAAACCCGGCTTCCCAGGGCGTGGCGGGGTTGTGGTTGAAGAGCGCGTCCAGCGCCTGCCCGCCTGAGCAGACAATCAGCACGTACGCCAGAAACGAGATTCCGCGCCGGAACCTCGCGCAGCCACGGCGATAGCAGATCAGCCGGCCCGCCGTGGCCACGTTGGCCAACACGGCAATGAGCGTAAATATCGAAACGAGCATGCTATGACCCCCGTTTGAAAATACTGGTGATGTCGAACGATTTGATTTTGTCGATGCCGGCCAGCGCCAGGGTGACGACCGTTGCCGACAGCCCGAACGCCGCCAGGGTCCAGCTCTGCAGCCCCGTGTGCGCCATGACCTCCCCGGCGCCCAGGTAGCCGATCAGGATCGAGATCAGCATGTACGCCATCCGTTTGAGCAGCCCCAGCTCCTTGGCCTGCAGCGCGAACACTACGGCCCCAGCGAATGCCCCGATCAGCGCATCCCCATTCACGCCTGGCAGCAGCGACGTTGCCGCCACCGCTCCCATCGCCACTCCCGCCGATACTGCGCTTGATGTCGGCTCCATTTCCTCTCCCCAAAAAATATGCCGCCTTGCTGGCGGCTGTAAAAATCCACAGTTGAAACAATTGTCTGTACGGCCTACAACGCAGATTTACCTATGAACACCTCCCGCCAGCGCCGTCTATCCCGCTCCTGCCCCACCCTCGCCGAGGCCATGGAACGCTACCTGCTGGAGGTGTCGACCCTAAAAAAATCCGCGTATCAGGAACGATCCCTGGTTCGCGCCTGGACCGGCACGCTGCTCGCCGGCCGCAACCTGGCCAGGATCACACAGCAGGATCTGCAGCGCATCCGCGATGACTGGATGCAGGAGCGGGCGCCGGCAACCGTCAACCGGCGCATGGCTCTGCTGTCGCATCTCTACACAGTGGCCCGCAAAGACTGGGGCTACAGCTGGCTGGCCAACCCTGTGCAGCTGGTGCGGCGGCCAGCCGTCAATGACGCGCGCGACCGCCGCCTGTTCACACAGATCCGTCTGTACGGGGTCAGTCCCGAGGAATGCCCACGCTCGGAAATCGACTGGATCCTGAAACACACCCGCTCGGAATGTTTGCCCACCATAGTGGCGCTGGCCGTAGAGACCGGCATGCGCCGCTCGGAAATCGTCACGCTGACCCGCGAGCAGATAGACCTGACCCACGGCGTCATCACCCTGCAGGACACCAAAAACGGCGACACCCGGTATGTCCCGCTGACACCGTTCGCCCGCGACGCCTTGCGCAAGTGGCTGGTCGGTAAGCCGTTACGCGGCCGCATATTCGACGTGTCAGCCGGATCCGTCAGCCGGGCATTTGCCCGCGCCCGTGAGCGCGCGCGACGCGCCTATGGCACCCTATGCCGGCAGTACGGCCGCCGCCCCGTGCGCGCCTATTTCCTGGACCTGCGCCTGCACGACCTGCGGCATGAGGCGACCTCCCGCCTGGCCGACGTATTCCCCGCGCATGAGCTGGCCAAAGTCACTGGGCATCGGGACACCCGCATGCTGCAGCGGTATTTCCATCCGCGCGGGCGAGATCTCGCGCAGAAACTCATGCGTAGCAAGCTGGGCCGCGCGCAGGCTGAGCAGCTACGCTTGGCCGCCTGATTCCGGCCAGACGACGGCTTTAACGGCTTTGGCGGTCTTTGCGGCATATATCTGGTCTCGCAGCCGCTGGCGCGTACCGACCAGTTGCTGGCTCGACTGCAGGAACAGTTGCGCCTGGTCCAGAGTTTTCTGTCGCATATCCTCGACAGCAATGCCCCGTGCAGCGGCCAGGCCGTCCAGATAGGGAGTGGGTGCAGTCTGGTCTGCCGACCACGCCAATGCCTCGGCTTGCTGGACTGGCCAAGTCAAGCGCTCGGCCTCGGGGTAACCCGTGGTCAGGGCGACGGCCGCCTGCTCAAACCCTGCATTCACCAGGGCCAGCTGCAGCTCGCGCAGATCACTCAGTGTGGGTTCTGGCGCCGCCGGCGCATCGGTGCTGAGCCAGGCAGGCAGCGGGCCCAGGCCGTCGTATTCCTGCCCGTTGTGCACTGTGCCCAGGCTGTATTCGCCGTCGGCCGTGTACAGCGTTGCCTGCCGGTTATCGTCCACCAACTCCCAGGAGCCGGTGCCGGCATCGCCATATTCCAGAGCATGCAGGTCGACAGTGGAGACCCAGCGCGCCACCTGGCCGGCTGGGATGTCGGCAGGCGGTGCCATGGTCACGTCACCAAAGCCCTTTTCAGCATAGAGAGACTGACCATTGAGCACGCCCAGGGCATCGGTTTGAAAATTCGGCATACAAAAACTCCTGGCCACATGCGTGGCTGATTGAAAAAAGAAAAGTGGTTATGGGACTGCAAATGCGAGGGGCTTGGGCTCAGCACAGAGCGATGCATTGCGATCCCACGCGCATGCCTATGGTGGAACCGTTGCTATAAATACTGGCTCTCAACAAAACGTCATTACAGGAATCGGAGCAGCTGCAAGCACTGGATCGACCGGGGTAGCGAAACACGTCCAATTAACGTAGCTTTTACCCCCGGATTCAAATTTGAATGCGCGGGTGTAGAGCAACATTGCTGGGACGTGTTTCGGTGCCGCCTGTGGCTGTTGTTGCCCAGCGCGATGCGCCGCTGCCGGAACGCCATAGGACGATCCCGTTGAGCCTGCAATTGTTCCGACCGTGTCATGAGTGTGTGAACGGAAAGCGTCGCCCTGGACGCTTCCCAAGAGTCTCGCATTTGCAGCGAAGTGGCCATCCCTCTGCAAATGCGCGAGCATTGGGCAGTTTGCAAGGCGACGCTATCCGAAACATTAAAGGTACTTACGGCAATGCTGCATGGAGAGATCAAAGCGGCTTGTGGGCGGCGCAACAGGCGCGTTCAGCGCAGAGTATCGTGCAGGTGTTTCAGCTGAAGGTTCTAACAACATGGGCACAGTCTTGACGTTTGATGCTGCGCGAGTTGTTCCAACATCGACTGAAAATCGCCCTTTCAATACCGCACTGCACCCACGTATTCAGATTTGAATGCGCGGGTGCAACGCCGTATTTTGTGGTCGAGTTTCAGCGCCCTGGGCTGGGAACATCGCTGCTGATAATGGTCCAAGGGAGCCTCCCGTGTCAGCGCCACCAAAGAGATGGATGCTCCTGTCACGTCAAAACTGCTTGATGCCCAAGTCTGAATCGAAAGCATCTTTGTCGCTCCAGACTGCGCACTGCCTATGCTCTCGCATTTGCAGTGTCAGCGTCAGTTCCGGTCGCGCGGATGAACTGGTTGCGCAAATCGGGGAGCCGCACGTTGTTGCCGGAGATCACCGAAAACTTAAATGTGCCGGCAGCCCAGGCCCCAGAGGCAATCATATGGCCGTTGACCTCGGCCCAGGCAATCAATGCCCGGAATCGCGCATTCGTGCGGTCCACCGTCTGCCCGATCAGATCCACCTCATCCGGTCGTGCCGTGACGGATGTACCCCACACGAACCGGCCAACATCAGGGCTGACATAGCCGGTAAACGTGCCCACGGTTTGCCAATGCAGGATCTGCTGACGGTCGATGACATACACCAGCGGGCCGACGTTTGTGGCCGGCGCCGTCGCATAAATTGGCATAGCCAGGGCACGCATCGCTTTGAGTATCTGGCCGTTATCGGCTTCACTGGGGTCAATGCCTGCTGCGGTGATCACATTCAACAGCTCGTCCATCACGCTATTTGCCCATACTGCCGAAATCCAGGATCCGGCCGCGCCCGTTGCGGCATTAGCATCAGCAAACTTTCCACCCACCAACCCAATGCCCGGCAAACTTTTGGGGTAATCCATCTGTACTCTCCACTAAAATTTATTACCGAATTGGCCATTGCCGAATGTCGGCACGTCCTCGGAGTCTGTCCAGCATGTCAGCTCCTAGGAATAATCAAAAAACACGACCGTGTGCGCCGGCGCGTAGCGTCGAATCACGCACTCGACAATGTCGGTCTCGTTGGCGCCGAATCGGTCGCCAAATTGGGCGTTACCGAAAATCGGCTCTTTGGCGCGCAGTGCGCCCAACTGGACCACCCACACAAATTGGCAATCCCAGCTGCCGAACTGGCTGCTGCCGAATCGGGCCAGGCCAAAGCGCGGCGTACGCCATTCGATCACCCGCGCCTCGGGGTAGCCCAGGCGCTGCGCCATCTCCTGAAAATAGAGAGGGTCCTGTCGCCCGACATCCGAGAAACGCCGCAGCACTTCGCGCAGCCGCCCGCTCGGAGAGGCCGTGTTCCCCTGGCACTCGTCAGGCAATCCCATGACGCGCTCCCAATCGGACAGCAGCTCACGCAACGTGCCGGGGAACATTTCAGATAGCAGATCAGCCGCCCGTGCATCGACCCGCGCCAGCTCGGCAGCAATGGCATCAGCCACAATCGCCGGCATCGGATACAGTTCAGGATGCCAGGCAGGCCCAGGGGGCAGCAGCTGCTGCAGCTGCGCCCGATAGTCCTGCGCCGTTCTCACACCCATGTCAGCCCCCCGAATACCGGCAGCTCCTGCGGCTGGGGCACAACGTCGGCGGCCGGAGACAGCAGTTTGTGATCCATTTCGCCTGGGACGTTGCTGATGGTCGCGGCCACATGCGTGCGGTACAGACGCGTTCCCAGATCAGCCTCCGCCATATGCAGCTCGCGCAGAGCCTCTTCGACCTTGCCCCGCAGCGCATCGCCATCGGGAAACAGTTGGATCTGGTAATTCACGGGCAACAGCGTGGGTGCCAACACATGAATCTCTGCTGTCACCGGCCGCTTACTTTGAATGTGGGCCAGCACCGCCGCCAGCTCGGCCGCATCTGGAACAATGTTGTCGTCATCGTCACGAACAACGAACACACCGACCGTCCCAGGCCCGAGCCAGGCGCGACGCACCCATGCCCGCGTGATCCCCGGAACCTCCATCGCCCAGGTGACATAGTCGTCCGGATCACCGCCGTGAGGCTGAATGCGAAACGCCCGCACAACTCGTCGCCGCCAGCGCTCCAGCAGCTCCAGATCCGTCCCGCCGCCCAGGCCGGAGGCCTCGACCACCGCCCGATCAGTAACGCCAGGCGCCGGGGAGATAGCTACCAGTTGCATGCCCGCCACCAAATTGCCCGCAGCCCCTGGAACGATGGCCTCAACAGGTACACGCGTGACGCCAGACAACAGGGTGTCCTGCGTCACGCGCACCTGCACGCCGGCCCGCGTCTGCCAGAGCATGCCAGTTGGGACAAAAGCGCCATCAGCCCCCGTTGCCTCAATGGCGCCTTGCGCCGGCGTTGCGGACTTGCGTGGAACGTCTTTGAGGTCAGCCCAGCGCGCCAGCATGTCCTCATCGCAGCTATCGGGCAGGATCTGTTTGGACTGCCAGGCCAGCAGGCCGTACAGACCAAAGGCGCCGGCCGCTATCACGCGGGCCAGAACGGCGCTATCAGAACGGCGCAGCATCCCGTCCACTCCTGCCCGCGCCAAATCCTCGCCAGCACGCTGCACCAGGGCCGGCAGTGTTGGAATTTCAAATGGCATTGATCACCCCCAGCACATCGTCAAATTGCATTTGCCGTTGCCCCTCGTCCAGGGTCAACGTCACATATAGGTCAAGGCGTGTTGCGCCCTGGCGCTCAAAGCGGACCACTACCCGCTGCGCGACGCCATCCTCTACCATCCAGGCCAGCGCCTCGTCGGCATACCGCTGGGCATCCTGCATGGTCTGTGCGGTGAGCGAGCGGCGCCGCAGCAACCACAGCCTGGAGCCGATCCGATCCTGGGGCTTGTCCGGGTAGGCGTCCCCCCAGTAGCCGTGGCGTTCATCGTCATCAACCGGATCCGACGGTTCAGCGCACCGCCAGGTGAACAGACTGATTACCACCGCCCGCTCCAACTGATCCGCCGAGGCCAATAAATTGCGAATGCTCATTCCATCCTCTGATTGGGTTTATCAGTTGGCCCACCGTTATCGTTTTCGGGGTGGTCGTGCCCGTTGAACGTGCCCCGCATCGAACTCATCGTGCCGACGCCATCGCGGATCTCGCCAGTTGCCTCGATGTCCCCGGTGGCGATCACCTTGGGGGTATTGAGCGTGACGCTGGTCGAACAATTAAAAACCGCCTCTGGGGCGGTGACTTCAATCTTGGTGCCGGCAGTGATGCTGATCACCCTGCCCTGCTGGAGACGGATCTCGTCCCCCTCATGGGTGAACAAACAAACCTCGCCGCGCTGCAGGCCGACAGGCCGGTATCGCCGGTCCGTCACGATGAACGCCACGCAATGAGAACGGTTGCCGCCAATAAACCCCAACACGGCCTCCGCACCCGGCAGCGGGTGCGAGGTGAATCCGTACGGCTCCACGTGCTCCACGGCATCCTTCACCTCGCCGGCTGTCAGGCGCACCTGTAGCCCCTGCAGCTTGCGGGCCGCATCGACCAGAGACAGCGTCCCACGCGCAATAAAGTTCAGAATTTTCATGATTTATCCCAGTCAGCCGGCAACAGGTACTCGAACGAATCGCCACCCCTCTTGCCCTTCTTCTGCTTTTTCGGCGCCTTGGGCTCAGGCGAGTACGCACCAGGCGGCGCCACCCGCAACGAGACGCGTCTGCCGCGCTCATCGAGCGTGTAAACCACCTTGCCAATCAGCATCTCCCTGTCGAACCCGATCATGGCATCGCGCACCGGCACGAACATATTGGGCAACCAGAGGCGGCCGTCGCTTTGACGCCAGCCCTGCAGCTCATAGTCCGTTGCCAAAGCTCGCCCCATCCGGCTCTCGCGCTCCCAGGCGGCGCGTTTGGCGGCGATGGCAGCGCTGACCTGGCCTTGCGGTTGCACGGTCAGATTCCGATAGCGGTCTACACGATCATCCCCCGCCACGCTCTGCACCTCGGCCGCCTCGACACCGAACGCCTCATCGGTGCCGGCCTGCTGACCAATGCACTCGTACGTTGAATACACGCCCGAAAAATCCAGCGGTGCCGATGCTCCCAACACATTCACGCCCAGCTCAATCGCATCGGTCGCTCGGCCCGCCGATCCCAACGCTGCCAGCACTACGCGCCCGTGGGCATCGTCCGTAGAGAGCAGCGCCGACTGTTCCAGCAGCCGGTCAATCGACGCAAAAACCGTCTCCCCCGGCTCGGTTTGATGGTCCGCTATCGTCAGCCCATCCCCGGCCTGGTCAACCACGCTCAGGCCGTAGGGCGCTGCCAGAGCGGCGACAACCGCCGCCACGGTCTGGCCACGCCACTGGCCACGGGCCGCGCTGCAATCAACTAGGTCCGAGGTCAGGGAGCGTCCAGCAATGCCAACCGTGATCTGTCGTGCGTCGTACTCGATAGGGGTGGCATAGGCATAGCCCGTCAGCACCAGATCCGGGCCTATCCGAACCTCGCAGCGCGAGCCATGGCGAATCCGCGCAGGCGCCTCACCGCTGCCGGGCCAGCGCCAGGTCACTCCCAGCCTGAAATCCCGTGCCTGCTGCTCGATGCCGGCTGTAATCTCAACCGATTTCCAGCCCCCGTACTCCATGCCGTCCGCCACCAGGGTCACGCGGTCCAGATCCTCTGCTGTCATCTCACCCCCTCGGCAATAGCAATTCAGTGGCAGGCACAAACCCAGGATGACGTACGCCGTTACGGGCAACGATGTCTCCCACCCTGGCCGCGTCCCCATAACGGCGATACGCCAGCACCAGCGCCGGCACCGGAGCTGGATTGTTGTAGCGTGTCAGCACATCGCCTTGGCGCGCCACAGCAGTCAAATGTCGGGTAGCGGCAACGCGGGCCTGGGCGATCACCTCGTAATGCGTCGTTGGCGACTGCTCGGCCAACGACCAGAGCGATTCGGACACGCCATCGCGCACCTGCAACACATCGTCTGCCACCGGCAGCTCCACGCGATCGACGCCCGTCAGCCCGTCCACCACCTGTCCCAACGTCCCCGAGTCCACCGCAACCCCGCCCTGTTTCATCCCGTCCACGGCCACCTGCCCGGCACGGGTGACGCTGATTGTTTTGGACGGCAATGCACCCGTACCCCGCACGGCGTCAACCGCTACCGCATCCTGTACCAGCGAGCGCACCGCAGCCACAAACACCCGATTGGCCGCGCCGCTGGGCAGGAGCGTGCCGCCCAGGCGCTGCACCGCATCAGCACGGTCCGCCAGCCCGAACAGCGACATGACGCCCTGGGCACGTGAGTAGAACCCGCCAAACAGCGAACGCGCACCACCGATAATGCCGAACACCGCATCGGCGAACGCCCCAGGCCCTGCCATGACCGAATCGAAAACACGCTGGGCGGATCCCAGCACGCCGGACACCGAGCCATACACGTCCTGAACAACCTCCAGCACCTGCCCGATGGGCGTCAATACCGCGTCCAGGCTGATCTGCGACAGGTCGATGCCCTCCAGCGCCGCCGTGAAACGCTCCAGTGCAGACATCTGCACGGCATCGGCGGCACTGTTCAGTGTGGACGCCGCATCGGCGCCGGCCACCGGATAGGATGGTTCGGCCTCCCCTTCCACAAACACCAGCTCAAACTGCACCATTCCCTGCGTGCGCCGGTCGTGCTGATAGGTGCAGTCGATGCACGTGGCGGTGATGCTGCCGGTCCAGGGCAGGATCAGCTCACCAGAACCCGGCTGCTCGATCACCTCCAGCAGCGCGTCACGCTGGCTCAGACAGTCATCCCCCGCGACAAACGCCGTGACACGGATCTCCTTGGTGCGCTTGCCCAGCGCCTCCACCAGCGGGGTATCGCGCTGGGGATACTCATGCACCTGCGTGCGCTGCCCAGCAGGCGCCGAGTCCCGCAATACCTCGAACGCCACCCCACGAAATGAGGCGGCCTGTTTTTGATCTCGCCAGCTCATCCGCTCGCTCCTGCCATTGACCGCAGGCCAATGTCCTGACGGACGTTCAGGCCTGGTTGATTGGTGCGCGCTGGCTCTGCCCTCATGCCAGCCGGCGCATTCTCAAACCGGATTACCATTTCCCCATCCAGGCGCGTCTCTCGACCTGGCGCTGCCAGCGCCGGCGCAGGCTTTGCCGGTGCCTCATCGCCCAGTCCAACGGCGTTTTTCAACCAGCCCATGCCGCTATCCCAGGTGTTTGAAACCGACTCGCCCACGGAGGCGGCCGCGCCCTTGGCAGCATCGACCCCCTTCATGATGGGTTCGATAAACCCCGATACTCGATCCCACAAATCCTTGAACCAGGCCACAATCGGCTCCCAGTTCTTGATGATGATTCCCAGTGGGCTCCAGTTCAGGAATGCGCCCTGCATCCAGTCCCAGATCGCCTGGGCTGGCGCCTGGACTTGCGCCCACAGCCCAACAAACCAGGCTGTGACCGGCTCCCAGTTCTTGATAATCAAACCCAGAGGATGCCAGTTCAGAAATACATTCTTGAGCCAGTCCCATGCCGCCTGCGCTGGAGCTTGAACCTTCGCCCACAGGTTTTTAAACCACGCGCTGACTGGCTCCCAGTTGGCGATCAGGAACCCTGCTGCCAGGGCTATACCCCGTATGAGCATGCCCAGCGGCGACATCGTCATGACGCCGGACATGATCTTGATTGCCCAGGTCACCCCGACCACAGCCAGCCGCATGCCCACGAATGCCGCAGCAGCACCCACCAGCCCCTTGATCAACCACGGATTGGCCTGCGCCAACGCGGTGACTTGATCAATCATTGGTCCGACATAGGCAATGAACGAATTGATCGGCGGCAACAGGACGTTGCCAATCGCCATGCCCAGCGCCGTGACGCGATTCCACAGCAACTGGATATTATTGGCCGTGGTTTTTGATCGGGCGGCGTACTCTTTTTCCATGGAGCCGGCGTACTCAGTTGCGTCCGCCACCAGCTCAAAGTTCTTTTTGAGCAGCCCAAGGTTATCCAGCATCGGCGCAATGGCCGTAATGGATTCCTTGCCGAACAACTGCTGCAACACACCAGCCTGCTTGGACGCATCGACTTTACTGATGGCCGTCAATACCTTGAGCATCGTGCCCTTGGCGTCCTTTTGCATTCCCACCGAGATCTGCTCAGCATTCAGCCGAAGTGCCTTGAAGACCTGCTGCTGCGTCTTGGTGGCCGCTCGTCCCGAGGTCATGGCCAGCATGAAGTTTTTAATGCCGGTCGCCGCCTCTTCCTGGCCAACGCCCACACCGGCCAGCGTCGATCCCATGGCGGCAATCTCGCCAGCCGCCAAGCCGGCTACCGCACCCAGCGGCCCGATGCGCGTCACGATATTGCTGATCTGCTGGGCCGTCGCCGCCCCGTTGTTGGAAAGGTGATTGATTTTGTCGGCCAGCGCCACCACCTCGCCTTGCCCCAGCTTGAACGACGTGCGCCATTTGGCCATGGTGTCGCCAGATTCCTCCGCCGTCTGGTCGAACGCAATGCCCATTTTGACAGCGTCCTGGGCAAAGGCCTGCAGCTCGTCCCGCGCAATCCCCGATTGCCCACCTGCCGCCACGATGGCGGCAATGTCCTTGGCCGCCATCGGCAACTTGGTGGACATTTTGGTGATGTCCTGCCCCATCTGGGCGAACTGCTCAGGCGTGTCAAAATCGACAACCTTACGCACATCGGCCATTGACGACTCAAACTCGATGGCGGCACGCGCACCCGCAAAAAAAGGGGCCGCGATGGCCCCTCCTTTCACAACGTCCATCAGGTTGATGGGTTGCCCCAAACCGCTGTTGAGCAGCCCGCGTCGGAAATTCATGGCATTGGCGCGGGCCTTCTGCAAGGTGGGCGAGAGTTTATCGACCCCCGTGATCAAGGCCTTAAGCTGAAACTCGCGGGCCATAGCTACTCCTTCATTTCGTTCGCAACCCGATGCGCCTGGTCGGTCATTTCAAACACATCGGACAGCGGCCGATCCATGACCGCAAAGGGATCCAGCCGCCAGAAATAGGCGGCCGAGTAGGCGTAATCAATCAGGCCTGAGACTGTGCTGCCGGGTCCGAGCCCTGACTGATAAAAAAACCGACTACCGCCCATGCCAGCTCGTGAAAGTCCCGCATCCCCAACTGATCCACCGCCGACTCAGGCACCCCACCCAGGCGCGCGATGTACCGCGCGCACACATCCAGCAGTGGGCGCGGGACCTGATCTTCGGGCGCAAACGAATAGGGCAAGGACTTCAGCGCCCGTACATCGGCCACCGTCGGCTCACGTAGCCGCAGCTCCGTCTGATCTTTGCCGTAGGCATTGATAGGGGTGGACAACGTCTGCACCTTCAGAAATTTCACATCGCTCATTGCCAGATCCCCTTAACACCATTGAATTCCAACGTGACCTTGCCGTCGTCCCCGGTGCTGGTCGTCTCGCCGACCATGTAGGCGCCCGTCAGCACGTAGGTTTTGCCGTTGCGGTATTCGGCCTGGACGGTCATGTCCGTACCGTTGGCGATCACATCAACCGGGAAATCCGCCGTGTGCAACGCCTCAACCTTCACGTACGGCACCCGGTCGCGCTCGGTGAAATACCCCGGTGCGCCCTCGACGGTTTCGCGAACCACATCGCCAATGGGGCACTCCACGCCGCCAGTGATCACCAACTGTTGACCGTCCACCTTGACGTAGACGGTCCCTGCTACTTTCTGGCCCATGTCCAGCTCCCAAAGAAAAGGCCCGCTCAATGGCGGGCCTGGGTTCAATCAAGTGTGACGCGGTGGCTATGCCGCCATCGTGTCCGGATACTGCAGGCGGAACTCGTTGCGCAGCGCTACGATGCGCAGCTGGTTCACGTAGTCAGGCGGGAACAGAACATTGACCCGGTTCGGGTTTGTTTCGTCGCGCTCCACGATCAGGTAGCGCGCGAACAGTTGTAGGTTCTCCACCAGGCCCAATCGTTCCATGCGCTCGTACTCGGCGATCAGTTCGCCACGGATGGTCTTAGGTGTGACAATTGACTGGCCAGGCCCGAAGCGGGTGCCGTCGTCGGCCAGCTTGTGGCGTGCGAATTTGCTGGTAATGACCGCCTCCAACCGGCGCAGAATCGCCGCAGACTGGTGCATCGTCTCGCTGTCCAGATAGCTGTCATCGGGCTGACCGAACGCATTTTTCTGGTACAGCGTGACTGCACGCTGGATCCGCTGATACCCGCCCTCGTAATACGACGTGGCCACACCCGCCCACAGCAACGAGTTATTCTCCAGCAGGCCAAAGCGGCGACCCTCTGGCGCTGGCATGCAACTGAGCAGCGCGCCGGTCTGCGTGGGCCGCGCTGGATCCGCCGCAATGAATACAGCCGTTCGACCGGCAAAGTCGGCCACCCACCGCCAAACCGAGGTGGGAGCCTCGGGCTCGACGGCGGCGACCGTCATATGCTGGTCATTGGTAGCACCACGACCGAAGGCCACCAGCTGGCCCATCGTGCCGCGCCGGGCCGAGTACACATGTCCGTAAATTTTCTTGAGCCATGCCCAGCGGCCAGAGGTGTCATCCATCAACGCCTGGAAGGCCGCCAGCGAACCGGCGTCGGTGAACGGATGGGTAATGAACTCGAACGGCGCATCGCCCAGCAACGCCAGCGCGACGTCCAGATCTGGCACTCCTACGCCGCCCGCCATCGCGGCAACGGCCACCGTCAGACCCGACGGCATAATCTCGCCGCCCGCCGAGCCGCGCAGATTGACGGCCAGGCGTAAATCATTGCCCAGCTCGCCGGCAAATTTCGTTGTGACGGTCACAACACCAGCAGCAACTGCAGCCGTTACAGGCAGCGTCGCCGCATTGATAGCCGCAGCCAGAGCCGTAGCCACATCGGCGGCCGCCTGGCCGCTGGCTACCGTCACCGCCACCCGCGCGTCACCCACATAAACCGACAGCACGCCGGCCGCCGACGCGGTGCCCGTGGCGGTAAATTTGCCAGTCGCTTTGGCCCCCGTGACCTTGACGGGCAGGATCCAGATTTCACCCATGGGATCGACGCGCCGGCTGGCCACGTGCATTTCGTGCAGCATCGAGCCACGGCCCGCAATCGTGGCAACCTCGTCGGAGGACGAAGGCAGCTGCAGAGCCGGTGCGGCGGTCACGTCGTCATTGACCGCCCCGATGAGCAGGCGCCGCAGTTGCGTCGCGCCGCTGTTTGCCTGGCTGTTGTCCATTTCCGCGTAGAACAGCGGCACACGCAGATCGTTTGGGATTTGATTCATGCTGACCGCCATATCAACGCTCCTTTTTGCCCGCTGCTGGGGCATCGTCTTGCTTGGCCATCACGTCGCCATCGAACAGGCGCCGCATCCAATACTGCGTTTTGGGGACCTCCCAGCCTGCGCCAGTCAGCACCGCCCCGCGCTCGGGGTCCAGCACCATCCGGCCCTCCACCGGCACCACGTGCATTTTTTTCATCACACATCCTCTTGAAGTTTGAATTCAGTCCGGCCATCCGGCCCTGGCTTTTGCAGATTGGGATCTGCGATGGGATCAATCACATCCACGCTGATGTTCAAGCGTTTCAGTGGCGGGAGCTGCGCCAGTTCATACTCCTGCCAGGTTTGAGGGAGGGTGTCCGCTGGCAACCCGCCTGAATGCCCCACGGTCAGCTCAGCGGAAAACGTCATGCCGTAGTACGTCACAGCGCGGTTCATGTCGATAATTTCGCCGCCCTCGTACTCGATAGGCTCGTACTCTTCGCCAGGCCGCCACCCCAGCAGGGCCCGCCAGACCTCGCCACGCAGGTCATGCAGCGCGTCTGCGGTTGCATCACCCCGTTCGTTGCTCGCCGTCGCCATCATCAACACAACCGTGAAACGGTCGATCACCTCCTGAACTGCCAGGTTCTGGGCGATTGGAGGCCTGGCCTCATCGTCGGCCGGCATCACCACCAAAGCCGGCACAACAACCTTGACCTGCTCACGCTCAGGCTTGAAATCGATGGCGACAAACACCCGCCTGTCGAAAGACGGGCAGTAGTTGCGCAAATGACCTACAACATCGGACAGTTTCATTTCAGTGCCTCGTTCAGTGAGGCCCGGAGGCGCTGCATAATGGCGCCCTCCTGCTCAGCCAGTGCATCAGCAATCCAGTTGCCCCTGGAGCGCAGACCGCGCTTTGTGCCGTAGTGCAGGAAGGCCGGATAGAAACCTTCCCCGCGCGGATCCTTCTCCCACTTACTGGCGGGTGCCGGCATCTGGTGCTGGACTTTTGCGTAGAACCCGCCCGAACCCAGACGTACCTTGATCGACTTGGCCATCCGCCCCGTGCGCCGGCCCGGATACTCATTGCTACCGCCGCGCTTGGAAATTTTCTTTCGGGAAGCCTTTGCGACCATACGGCCAGAATCGCGGAACGCCTTACGCATAGGACCGCGCTTGAACTGCATCTGGCTAATGTTTTCAAACCCTTGCAGGCCGAGCATCGCTTGCATCGCAGACGTTTTCATATCAACTCTCCATCACCCATCTCTTCCAGATCCAGCACCAAGAACTTTCGTTTTCCACGAAGCGGTGCTGCGCGGCGCACAAAGTACACGCGGCCCGAATGGTAGATTTCATGCTGATTTGTGATTCCGTCGATATAGCGCACAAGACAGCGGTGGGTTATACGCTCATCGGTCTGCACGGTGGCGGCCCAGACGGCTGTTCCCACGGGCACAAGGGAGGCCCAGCGCCGAATGGGGTCCAACCGCTGCTCAACCACCCCCGCATACCCCACTGGAATGTCCAAACGCCATCGGATCTGAACACGTTTATCCAGCTCGCCTACCAAGGGGTCGGGGAATACGGGCGCACCTATTCGAGACCCTGTTCTCATGCGCCTAGCCCCACTCGATAGAAATGCAAGAACCGCGACACAGCCGGGTTGTCGTATATGCGCGCATCAACCATGGCGCCTTCCCTGTTTCCAAACAAATCGGCCACAACCATCAGCAGCGCCGCCACTACCGACGCAGGGACTTCGGCCACTGTGCCATCGGGGTTTAACCAGGGGACAGGTCGCCCCAGATAGTTGCTGGCATAATCAACGGCTGAATGGCTCATTTGAATTAACCGCTGGTCTTGTGCGTCCTCGTCCGGCTCCATGTAGAGATGCTGCTTGATCAGCTCCAACGGCAAAAAGTCTAGTTCCCGCATTTGCGCCCCCTTCCTTTTTTCACTTTTGATCGGCACCAGCGGCTGCAGCGGAAGTCCGCTTTCCGCGTCGGGGAGAGCCAGCATTCGGCGCAGCGCCCGCCTCGGCATCATCGTCAACAGCGACAGCTAAGCCCTTATCGACCAACTGGCTGCCAACCCGATCAGATACGTCGAACACATCGCCCCGGCGCTTGGTGCCGTCATGTTCAAAAGAGAAAGTCGCTTTCACTTTCATGTCACCTTCCTTAAGAGTGCGTCTGGGGCCGCACCAACGAAGCGCTGCCCCAGAATCAATCAACCGCCAGCGCCCGCGCCGGCTCCCGCATCAAGTCCGTCGAAACCACCTTTCACGAAGGCCTGCGGACGGAAGACGGTCACGGTCGACTGCTTTTCACACAGAATCGTGACCATGTTCTTGACGAAGTTGTCCCGGTCTTGATTCGAGACCGTGATGTTGGCCTCTTCGCCATCCCAGCCCTGGGCGCCCAGCTTGAAAGCACCGGTCAGGAACTGATTCGAGTCCATGGCTTGAGTAGCCACGACCGGACGTCCCCACAGGCCTGGAACGGCCAGGCCGCGCGGCGTTGCAAACAGGTACTGCTTGTCGTTCGTTTTGGTCAGTTCGATGGTCGTCCAATCGATCGGATTCAGCACGATGCCGTCAGCCTCATACTCGGCCAGGGTGACCTGCAGCATGGCGATACGCAGACGATCCAGGCGCGTTTCGCCCTGAACCACCACGCCCGGATTGGCGTATGCAATGGCTTGCGTCAGGATGCCGTTCATGTTCAGGCCTACTCCGGAGCCTTTCAGGATCTGGAGCTCTTCCTTCAGGTCCAGGCCGTACATGAGGCGGCCGTTGATGTAGGTCTGCAGCTGGCGAGCATTGCGCAGCACCTGCTTGGAGGCACGAATCCAGTGGGCAATAGTGGCCACCTTTTCCGAGTCCAGCTCAAACTTGATGTCCGATTCAGGCTTCGGGTCGGTCGGGTTTTCTGCCACAACGCCAGCGTTATTGGTGAACAGCGTTTCGCGGACAAATTCAACGTCACTGGACTCCGTCGGCCCCCACGACAGCAGGTCACGAATGAACAGACGCTGGTTAGGGGTGGCCACAATACCGGGCACACGCGTGGGCTGAATCAGCGCCCCCGCTGAGTCATCTTCGCGTGTGATCGCCGCCTTGATCGTGAAACTGCCCTGCATGCTCGGGTTGAAGTTTTTCAGCTCGTCCGATTCAGCGACGATCTGGCCGACGCTCTTGGCCTTTGCGGGGGAGCCGCCGCCCTGCTCCAGCTTGGCGACCACTTGCATTGCAGCGCGCAGATCGGCCTGCAGTTCGCCTTGCTGGATCAGTAGCTCGTCCACTTTTTTCTTGGATTCTTCAGAGAGCAGCTGATGCGCGCGAATATCCTTGTCCGCCTTTTCGGCGTGCGCCTTCAGTTGGTCGTTAACTTGCGTCAGGCTGGCGTTGATCGCCTTGATGTCATCATCGATTTGTGCCATGAAATTACCTTTTTGGGAAAACAGAAGTAAGGGATGCGGCCAGAGCGGCCGTGGTGCTGAGGGCGGCTGAATCGCTCAAGCCGCGTCCGGTGGCATCAGGCGCACCGCCGCCAGTCGAATCGCTCAGACTGGACTTGAAATCAGAGATGAGGCGCTGGGCCTCGCTACGGGGCAGCCCTGACGCACGCATGGCGGCCTCGATGCGGCGGACAACACTGGCTTGGGCAGCACCTTCGCCTTTACCCACCTGGTCCGCGTTCAGCATTTCGTCGGCATAGCCCTGCTCAATCGCCTGCGTACCGCCAAACCACGTTTCGCCATCCATCTGGCGCCGCACGTCAGCGATGTCCTGGCCGGTACGTGTGGCGTAAATGTCTGCCATCGCCGCGTCAAACGGCTCCATCCAGTCAGCAATCTCACGCAGGTCGTGGCGATTGCCCTGAGCGATCAGCCAGCCGTTGTGGACCATGAAGAATCCGGCGCGCGCAATCTGGATGGTGTCGCCAGCCATCGCAATGACCGACGCCGAAGACGCTGCCAATCCCACCACCTTGGTGGTGATGTGGCCCTGGTGCTCACGCAGCAGGTTGTAGATAGCCAGGCCCTCAAACAGATCGCCACCAGGACTATTGATGTTGACTGTCACCGGCCCAGCCCCCATGGAACGCAGCGCCCCCGCAATGCGCTTGGCCGTTACGCCTTCACCGGTCCACCAGTCATAGCCGATCACGTCATAGACGCTGATGGTTCGGTCTGCCTGATCCTCCACCGCTGCCCGCACACCGGCGTCCCAGCGATCAAGCGCACGAGGCGACAAATAGGAATTGACGGCAGCACAAGGCCGTCCGGCCGGTGCGGCCGGCAGGTTCTTGATAGTCATAGGGGATACCTCAGGTGTCGGCCGTCGCGGCCATCATGTCTTTCAACCAGGCCGCCATCGCATTGCGAGCGTTCTGATCTGCTGTATTGCTGCCCAGCGAGTCAAGCGGGGCCAACGCTGTCTGAACGGTCAGCACAGCGGCATTCCCGCCCATCGGAGGCCGGTCTTCAAGAGCCCGCACCTCGTCGCGGGTCAGGATGCCGTTGTTAACCATGACACTGTAGAATGCTGCGCGCGCGGCGCTGTCAGCCCGCAGCAAGCCTTCTACATTGAACTTCGGGTAATAACGAAGGCGCTCCGCGGGCGTCAGCAGGTCCTTCATGATGGACTGCTCGATTCGCTTGAGCCAAGGCCCCAGCGTGAAGACCAGGAAGCCGATCATCTGCTGCTCAATGCCGGTCCCCCAACTGGTGGATTTCTCGCTATGCCCAACCATGAACGGCGGCACACGAAACCAGCGGCATATTTCCTCGACGCTGAAGGCGCGAGACTCAAGCATCTGCGCATCCTTCGGATTAATGCCCAGCGTGCCCACTTCCATATCGGCTTCAAGGATCGCCGGCTTGCCCGCGTTGATTGCGCCGGACAAACGACCCTCGATGGTTTCCCGAGCCTCTTTTCTCTGTTCAGGCTTCAGTACCTTTGGGTACTTAAACCACGTCGTAGGCATCAGGCCGCGCTTAAACGTGCCCGCCGCAGCCTCATCGGTAGCCAGAGCTGCGCCGAACACTTGCGCGCCGTACTGAATAACAGAGACTCCCGTCTTGCCATCCAAGGACCAACCAGGAACGGTCCAAATGCGAGAGGCTGGAATCACCCTCTGCTTGCCTGTTTCTTCGGTGTAGCGGCACTCCTTCGTGCCGTCCATCTTGCGGGCTGTCGACAGACGCGCTGGATCCAGGAACTGCAGGCCGACCACGCGATCGCCCACCATCAGCTTTTCGCAACGGGCATTGCCGCGAAGTAGCATTGCCGCCACCACCGCCTCCCAGAACACGGATGAGATCGTGTCTGCATTCGGCTGGCTACCGATGATGAAGTTCAGCGGATGCTGGGGAGCAGGTCGCTTGCCGGAGCTGGTGCGCTCGTGCATACCAAGCGGCAGCGTGCCGATGGTCTCGGAAATTAGGCGAGCGCAGGCCCATACTGCCGACAACTGCAGGACATTCCGGTCATTGACATTCACCCCCGCCGAGCTGCTAGCCCCGAGTCGCGCCCAAGCGTCTACGTCGGTGAGGCCGAACGGGGCGCCCAGCCAGCCGAGCACCGCCGCCCGTACCCGGCCAATCTTTTGCGCTTTCTGTTTCATCCAATCACCGCGTCATTGAAAAAGTCAGAGAGGTCTTCGCCCTCATCCACCGCCGTCGCCAGACCTATAGCCATCAGCAACGCCGCCATGTCGTCAATCTTGTCTGCCGACCGCTTCCGATCCGGAGCCATGCTCAGGTTCACATCGCGGCGCGCAACCAGGTTGGATGCGCACCAGGCCAGAACCGGGTCTCCGCCATGTGCCAACTTGCCGCTGACATACGCCCGCTCCAATGCCTGCATGGCCGGGTGGTAGCTCTTTGTCCCCTGGACAAACTGCACCATAGGCACCTGAGCCGCCACCAGTCGGTTCACCAAATCCGCGGCGTTCCAGTTGTCGTAGGCAATGGCTTCAACTTGAAACCGCTCCACCGCAGCCAGAACATCGCGCTCGATCACCGAGTAATCCGTGACGTCACCCTCGGTTTGAATCAGGTGCCCTGCCTCAACCCAGCCAGCATATGGAACGGTGGCCCGCTCAGTGCGCTGCGCCACCGCATCGGCCGGAACCCAGCGCCAACCGTACGTGTACCAGACCCCCTCAACCAGCCAAACCAAGCGAAACGCCGCTATATCGGTCGTGCTGGCCAAGTCCAAACCGCCCCAGCAGGGGTAGCCCTCCAGCCACTCCAAGTCCACCGATCCGCCGCACTTGGCCCACTTCGTGAGGTCGATCCAGCCGTTTGCCGTCGACGCGGGCCGGTTCAATCGCTTAATGCGAAATTCGGCCAGTTTGGACGGCATCTGCTTGGCCTCGACCGCCTCCTTTCGAATTGCCGCCTTCAAATGCGGGTTCACATCGAGCAGCGGATTAGCCTTGATCCACTTGGACTCATCGAACTCATCGTCCTGCTTGATGCGCGCCGATTTGTCTTCGTTATCCAGGGCGTAGTACAGCGCCAAGAAGTGGTCCGCCTGGTTGCCCAGCAGCCCTCGAAGCAACGAGAACACAAAAGCGCGGATTTCTGCCCACGGCCCCGCATTCGTATATCCCTCTGTGGTCGTGAAAAGCCACAGCGGATTGGCGCGGGCGCCGGCTGCCGACTGCAACACGTTCAGCAGGTCCGGCGTCTTATGAGCGTGGATTTCGTCCAAGCCTACGTGTGAAGGATTCAAGCCGTCTTGCGTGGACGCTTTCGCATGTAACGCCTTATAGCTGCTCCCCGTCTCCACCCGGCTGATTGACTTCGCCCAGGTCTGCAACCCAAACGCCTCGGCCAAGTCCGGCGTCTTTTCCACCATGCGCTTGGACACGCGAAAAATAATGCTGGCCTGGTCGAACGTCGTGGCCGCGCTTATCACCTGAGCGCCGTCCTCCGGCTCGCAACACAGGCAATACAGCAAAATGGCCGACGCAAGCGTCGACTTCGCGTTCTTGCGGGCCACCGCAAACAGCGCCGACGTAAAACGGCGGGGATAGAACTTGTCGGCATCGCCCCAGCCTTCAACGAAAACCGCGTCGCGTCGCCGAAAGCCGAAGAGCTGCACCACGAAGAAAATGTGGCTTGGGTGCAGAATGATGGTCGGCGTCTCCCATTTGCCTTCGACGTGCGGCAGCTTCTCGATGAAATCGCAGGCGTCATTGGCATGCCATTCGTCAAAGAAAAATGGAGTGCTTTTACGCTTGGAGCGTTTCAGGTCATCCAGAAAGCGTTGCGCAGCGGCCCGAATCCAGCGCCCATGCTTCTTGCGCGCCTTGTCGGCCACAGCGGCCTTTGCATAGTCGATGGCAATGGCGACGTAATCACGATGCGCGCTTTCTGCCATTGCTAGCAAACTTATTGCCTGCAGCTTCGCGCTCTGCCGGCTTGACCTTCCCCTGAGCAACAGGAGTCAGGCCAAACTCGCCAACCAGCGCCCGATACTGCGCCAGCATGTGGCCGGTGGGCGTCTCGCCCGCCATCCAGAGCTGGACCAGCTTGCCATGCAGCGCGCACAGCATACCCAGAGGGCCTAGCCCCGCCTCCGTCAACAAACGATTGGAATGCAAGATCTGCGCCAGCCGGGCCCATTCAGCCTCGGCATGTCGATTCGGCAGCCATTCAGGCGCCGGAGGAATATCCGACACCAGAGGCAGATCGACCGGATCGCCCCCTTTTCTGTCGGGGCGGTCCGTGCCCGCCACCACCTTCAGCGCGGCGGGCTTTCTCGGATTCGCCATGATTGTGTTCCTCAAAAAAAACCAGTTTTTCTCAACTGACGGCGTAAAAAAAAGGCTGGGCGTCGGGTGTCCAGCAAAATCGCTCAAACTTTCGACCCACCCCTCCTATTCCCAGCTCGCCGGAGCACCGTCACGGCGTCCGCTTCCGGAGGCGGGTAGCCATGGACAGTCCCGTCGGGCCACAGCACACGCTCGCCTTCCCGTCTTGGCGAGGGGCACAAGAACTCTCCAACAGGCATCTGCGTAGGCGTAAACCGGTGGTGGCTCTGGCGTCTGATCTTCATCGCTTCTTTCCCCTCAATGCTTCGGCCTGCGTCTTGGCCTTGTGGCAATCTCGATTGATGGCCTGCAGGTTCTCCGGGTCATCAGTCCCGCCCTCTGCTACTGGCTTGATATGGTCCACCTCATGAGCAAGGCGTGGAACCAGCCGACGCGCACAATCGCTGCATTGGCATAGATACCCATCACGCTCCAGTATCTGCGCCCGAAGCCGACGCCATGGGCGCCCGCCACGGCCTTGCCCGTAGGTCGGCGTTACCGGCTCATGTCGTAGCGTCGCCTGTTTTCGCTTAAGCGTCGGCGGCTTGGTTGCCATCGCAACTCCAAACGAAAAAGCCCCACCGTTTCCGGTAGGGCTTAGTTCCTAATTTCTTCAGGCTGAGCAATATCCAGCCTACGGGATTTATAGTACTTGTGTCCCCACACTTAAACAATGTGTGGGGACAAAATAGTTCTGCTCGTAGCCCTGGCTGTAAGCCCCGCCCAGAGTGGACGCAAGTTGCTTATGAGCGAACTCAATGTGGCGATAGTAGACCGTGCGAGATATTCCCAGACGGTCTGCTTTGACTTTGACAAGCCCTTGCCAGATGTAGTGCGCGATCACGACGACCTTCATATCAGGGTGCAACGCGTCTACTGCACGATCAACCCGCATAAGATCATCATCGACCAATAACACGCTCGGCTCTACCATTTGAGTCCCATCCACACGCTCCCTCGTATACACAGAACCAGGTGGCAGGCCAAGCGCCCGCACATTTTCCTTCTGCTTCCAGCAGCCCCATTCCCCCAGCAGGATCTCAAGCCTCGTCTTCATACATCCCCCACTTCAATCTTCAGATACCCGCGCTTTGCTGGGTCCAGTCCATCATCAACAACCAGCGGCCTGAACCGCTTGTCATCCACACCCAAGGCTTTAGCGATCCCGTCGATCTGCGGCTTGATGCAGGCCAGCAGGTTGTCCAGGTCGCGCCCCCTGCGGTCTGGACACATGAAAGTCACTTTCACTGGGATGCGATCACCGCCAATGAATCGCCGCCTCCCGAGCCCTACGACTGCCGCCACACGCCCATCGCGTCTGGCCTGCTCCTTGGCTGACTGGACGCCGCCCCAGTGCCGGCCGTTCTTGCGATTGGGCATCAACCGCATGTCTGGCCAAGGAAGCACCAGAGTTAAAGCCGTAGCCTCGGTCATGCCTGCGCTCCCATTGCTGCTTGGGCCATGCGGACGATGGCGGGAGACCGCCCCTTGGGATTAGCCATAATTCCCTTTGCCCACGCCTTGTGGTCTTTCCCTTTCCGGCTGATTGCTCGTTGAGCCATTTCACGCATAGCCTTGGTTCCCTGCTCAGTCTGGGCTGAGCCTGAAGGCGCTGGCAGTGCTGGTGCTGGGTCGGGAATGTCGGACCACGCCCCCAGGGCCAGCTGGGCATTGAGCGCCTTCTTCCAGCGCCCTTCCATCTGCTGGTAGGCTTGGTTGAGCAAATCAAACCGGCCCACATTCGCAGCTGCATGGAAGATCGCAGGGTGTGACCACTCACCACGCTCACCACGCTCTCGCGCTTGCATGCCCCTCACCGCCTCGAAAAACGCCACATCCGGCTCCAGGTAGGGACGGCAGGCCCGCAAAAACTCGGTCAGGCTTGGTGGCCAGTCGTACATGCGTCGGCTGTTTTGAATGCCCAGGGCAACATCCACCGGACGAATCCCTTCCTCATCAAACGCCTCAGCCCAAGCCTGCTCCCAGTTCGACATGGCTGCCTCGCCCACAAAGTTGGACTTCCACTTGCCGGGGTACAGGCCATCCATCCGGGCGTACAAGTGCTCCATCAGCGTTTTGCCGGCCAGCTTGGGCACTGGCTTGAGCCAGGCGCTCTCACGCTCAAACGTCGACAACATCACCACCTCCTTGGCAACCCTTCATCCGATCTTTGCGTCGCTGCTCCAGAAACTCATTCGGGTCAAACTTTCCACCCCGAGCCGCTTGCCCGCCCCCTTGCTGGTCCTGCGACACCCCCCGCGTTAGCCAGTCGGCTTTCCCTCCTCGCCAGCCGCGCAGCATGCACTCGGCCAGAAAGTCGTCAACACTGAACCCGGCAGCCTGGGCTTTATGCGCTTCCGCCCCCAAGCGATTTACAGCGGTCTGGGTCAGCGGTGCTTTGATCGCTTTGCGGTGCTGCAGGTAATCCGCCCAGACTTCTGGCGACGGATTGACAGGCCAGTGCTCAAAGCTGAACGAGGGCGAGTTTTCTTTTTTGGTATTTTTTTCTTCTGTAGTCTCTGTAGTAATCTCTGTCTTTATTAACGAACTGCGCTTTGGGTGGTTCGGGGATGGCGCTTTGGGGGTTTCGGTATTTGCGGTTTCGCTATTCCCGAATTGCGTTTCCGCGTTTAGGGAATCGACGTATTGTTGTTCGGGGTTCTGGGTATCTCCCGCCCCCGCAATCAGTCGATCAAAGGCATCACGGTCCAGCTTGAAGTACAGCTTGTGCTCAATGCGCTTGTGGGTCTCGGTGATGAGCCCACGGTCGCGCAACTGACGGCGTGCTGTGGTCTGCTCACGCACGGACAGGCCTGTCTCGGCTTCCCACTGCTCAGCGGTCTTGTACACGCCCAGCTCTGCGTCTTCCATGCGCTCGTCCCAGTAGATGAGCTGGGACAGGAAGATGGCAGCGTTAACGCCCCCAACCATTCGGGCCAAGGCGGGGTGATAGGCTATTGGGCGCCCTATCGTACGCATCAGGTCTGATGCACTTAGCATGTCACCTGCCTCCTCAAATACGCCCCCACGAACTTCTCTACGTCGCGGTCGGCTTCCTCGGGCCATTGGCCCAGGCGTTTCAATTCATCGCGGGTCTGGTGCAGCCAGGTGATCTGCAAGCCCATAGCGGTGGCCTTGTCGTAAATCCCGCCCTGGTCGAGCTTGCTGTGGCAGCCTCGCCCCCATGCGTTGTCGGTACACAGGGGGAACATCAAAGCGTCAGACACTTTCAGGCCCAACCCTTTGCCAAACTCAATGCCATTCATGTGGGCAGCTTGGGACCGGTACCAGCGGCCGCAGTTGGCACATGGCAGTGCCGCGACGTTGCGACGGTGCTGCTCAGAGCGGAAAACAGCTGGCGGTTTGGGCTGGTGCTTGAAAAGGGTGCCTACGAGCTTGGCGACGACCATGGGCATGCTGGGGCCCTTCTTTTGCTTTGGCTTTGCCTTGAATGCACTGCGCTTGAGTGCTTGTCGGCGCTGCAGCTGGGTACGCTGGGGGAGATCAGTCTTTTTCATCGATCTTCCCCAAAGCAATCCACAGTGATGCGCCCATGACGATGCTCGTTGCTGTCAATGCTGCCCACAAAGGCATGGGGTAGCCGCTATACAGCGCTATCAGTGTTTCTAATGTCTTCATCGCAACTGATCCTTCAGCGAAGTCGGCAGCGTGAAGAACAGGCCCATGCCGTCCAGCGTGCGCACGAAGTGCTGTGGGTTCACCTTGGCCAGGCTGTCGGTGCCAAATTCCGCATACAGCTTTTCTTTGATCTGGCGCTGGCGCTCATGGGGCTCTTGGTCAAAAGCGACGTTCAGGGCTTTGCATACCTGGTGGCTGTTGAACCAGCCAAGCTTGTACAGGTCGGTGTAGTAGGTCCCGTAGGGTGCTTTGGTCATACCGATGCCTCCTTGCGGTGCCAGCGGGTCACGTTGCGGATGATGCGAAAGCACAGGCGGATCAGGTCCAAGGCTTTGGCCACCACACGCTCACGTTCTTCATGGGTCACACGACCGTCTGCTGTTGTGCCGGTGATGGCGCTGCACATTTCGCCAAGCTCAGCGGCTGCTTTGAGTGCCTTTTCATTTAAAGCAGTGGCCTCGTTCTCGAATCCCCCTACCGGCTCTGGTGGCAAGTCAACGACATGCAGGCCACCTTGATGGGCAGCGGCAATCAACCAGTCCCTTGCGCTTTCCCGGCAGTCGGCCAGTTCCTCCAGCCACTCGGTCAGCAAGAAGGCCATGTCAATGTCCAGTTGCTCACCACCGGTCAGCTTCCGGCGCAGTGACTCGGGATGGATCGACAGGCCACGCCGGTCAGAAAGAAACACGGCAGCCGCGCCAACGCCGCCTGGGGCCTGACGGACGGCACTGTAGAGCGCGTCTCGCCAGTTCAAGGAAGAAAAACGTCTTGTCATTGGGCTGAACTCCTGTGTATTTCAGCGTTTCGCCCACCCCTCGTAATCGCTACAGTAAAAGTGTGAAAAGTACGTAGTGATTAATGCGGAGTGGGAACTACAAATGGAAAAAATCGGTCGTGAAACTGAAAATGCAGGGATGGATAAGAAAGAACTTCCCCGCTTTGAAATCATTGATAGAGCTACTGAGCTGGCGTACCAGGTCTTCAACTGCCCTACCGATGACCACATCACCGGCATCTATGACCGGCTTGTTTGGAATGAACTGCATGGTCTGGGTGAACTCGGGGCCGTTACCCTTCATTGAGGTGGTCAATCCCGATCAGCTATGCTTAGGAATGCCGGTAACTGAACTTTTCTCAAAGGAATCGACCGTGAAGCAATCAAAGAGTCTGCTTGTAGCCCAATGCTGGTACCGCGCCGGGGACTATGAAAAGATCAAGGCCGCAATGGAAGACGGTTACCGGTTGCCAAGTAGGTACGAGGATTGGCTCGTTGGTGCCGAGCAGCGCGAAGATCAAGCCCGCAGCCAAGGTGCTACTCCCGTCAGGATTCCGTTTGATCTGGCCGAGTTCCTACGTTTTTGTGCCCACTTTGGCGTTGCCATCAATGCCGACAGTCGCAGTAAGTTCGCCGCGCTCAAAGCGCAAATGGATGCAGACGCTGCAATCGCCCCCGCCAGCGGCAAGCACTGACGGGGCCTCACACATGTGCGCCCCCCTTTCGTAATGCAGTCAGGGGGACCGATGGGGATGCGGTCATCGGGTTTGGGGTCGGGGGTGTTGGGCATATGTGGCTCCTCAAAATTGAACGGGCCAACATCAAGCTGACTCTCCTGCGACGGCTTGCAGTTCAGGCGGTACAACGAAATGAGTCGGTTACCGCTTTCCCATCTCATGTCGCGTTGCGCCCCCGACAACAATCCAGAAATTGTGGGCTGTGCAACACCAACCGCTTTAGCAATTTGCGTTTGAGTCCACCCATCTGACAGAAGGCTATGAATGATGTTTTTCCAGTTCATGGCCAAATATTATAGGAATTCCTATTTATCATCAATAGGCATTCCTATGGGCTTCTATATCAGAATACCTATATGAATACGTTCGGTGCACGCCTAAAATTCGCTCGAAAGAAAGCAAGACTTAGTCAGCAAGAGGTTGCTGCTAGGATCGGTACGAAGCAGCCTCTAATTTCAGAGCTGGAGAATGACGAGTACCAGACATCTGGATTTACCCCTCGCCTGGCGCACCTCTATAAGGTGAACGCACGCTGGCTTGCTGAGGGCAAAGGCCCGATGGATGTAACAGCGACCGAATTATTAGACGATGAGGAGCTTATAAGCCTGCTGCATCGCTACATCGCACAAGACGATGCCACTAAGGCTCTCGTTCAGCACTTGCTGCGTGAGGATGGGCACCCAATGCCCACTTGGATGACTACTGGCACTGCCGCGGCAATCGAGAATGCCCGTCAACTGGTTCAAGAGAGGATGAGGGCATCTTCAAAAGAACTAGACCAGCAGCAGTAACCAGGTCTTTGCTTTATTAGTAAATGTGAGGTTAGTGTGGGTTGGTTTAATGACGCTCTTGCGGGCTCTAACAGAGAGCCTAGGGATAAAGACGGCCAGCCCGTTGTTTCCCAATATCGCAATCAAGCCGTGCAAGGACGGCAAATAGACGAACTAATCGGCTTAGTAAAAGGCGTTTTAGCCGACGGCGCCATCTGCCAACAAGAGGTGGAGTTTTTGCTTCGATGGTTAGAATCCAACCGAAGCGTTATAGATGTATGGCCAGCAAACGTGTTGTACCGTCGCATTGACAGCGCATTGGCGGACGGGCATATGGACGCTGACGAAGAAGCGGAAATAATGGCTTTGCTTCTAGATGCTGTAGGTGGAAAGCAGTCAGCCTCCTCGCATAAAGAAACAGCTAACCGCAGCACATCTCTGCCTCTTTGCAAGCCCGCTCCTGCTGTTTCGCTCGTTGGCAGCACATTCTGCTTTACTGGAAAGTTTGTCAGCGGCACCAGGGCATGGTGTGAGGGCCAGATTCAAGCGCGCGGCGGACTCATCTTGCCCAATATTACTAAGAAACTGAATTTCTTAGTAATCGGCAATCTCGGCAGTAGGGACTGGCTACACAGCACACATGGCCTGAAAATCAAAAAGGCAGTGGAGTATCGCGACAACGGTCTTCCACTGCATATTATTAGCGAACAATATTGGCATGAGAGTTTAGGACTTTAAAGTGAGAATCACGCGACCTATAAGCGCAGATATTCGCCGGGGTCTCACATTTGAGCACCGTTGGGAGGGCGAGGATCTGGGCTTGATCACAAGCTGGGAGCGGGGCCGGGACATGGCCTGCGGAAACCATCAGCTCGCAGCAGCCGCCATAGCCGGAGAGCTGGTTATGCTCCCATTTAAAGGGGGAGTGGATAAAACTCTTAAAGCAGGTCGCAAATATGGATCCTTGCATTATCTGGCTTTGTGGCAAGGCTTACGCGGCGAAGACCTGGATATAGACACTGCCACCGAGCCTTTTAAGGTATGCAAAAAATATGGTGTGATGGTTGTGTTTACTTTGGATGCCTCAAAAACCGAGCCCTGATGGGATAGCCAAGCATAGAACTCACTATCGTATATTTTGATGTAGAAAACCGCCTATCAGGCGGTTTTTTGGTTCTTGCCTCTCCCTAAGAGCGTGGCAGTCAAAGTACATAGATCCCTGCTCCCTTTAAAACCGGAGCCGCAAACTCATCAATCGCCTTGACCAAAAACACTGTACAGATATACAGTACATATACCCCACTACCCCGCTATCTTGATGCGCTCCGCGAGTCTCAGCCACTCAGAGCGTAGATCCAAAAACGTTCAATCTAAAGAGAAAAGCATTGCGGTATGTCGAGTAGCCAAAAGGATCATCCCCCACAAGAACATGAACTGAGCGCCCAAATCGCTGCGCTAGCCGACGCGATAAGCCTCGCCCCGCTTGGCGTGCTTTCCAGTCACACTGTGATACAGCTCACAATAATCCGGGACAGACTCATAGCCCTGAGCCTCACGCAATATTAAAACCAACAATTAGGCCGCCCTTTCCAACATCTTAAAAACAAATATAGGAATTCCTATTGACATTAAATATAGGAATTCCTATTATTTATCCAACGCTCTTTAACAACCCACCTGCCGATGGTGCTCACCCCGCCTATGTGGGAGTGTTCGTCCGGCTCAATAGCACCCACAAGCATGGTTGTGGCTCTGCGCGGTATCCCTGCCGTCTCCAGTCCGTCAAAGCACGGTTTACGGAGAAAGAGGGTGAGGCGTAGACGGCCAAAAACGGAAACGGTCATGCTGGTTGGAATCCCAGCAACGGCCTGGAGACAGGCCGCTTTGGTAAGCATCAATGGTGGTGCTTACTGAAGCGAGGAAATATGGATAACCAACACAAGCACATCAAGGGCTACCGCGATTTGTCGGAGTCCGAGATTGCGGCAATGAACGAAGGCAAGGAGCTGGCTGAGAAAGTCGGTGCTTGGATGGAAAAGCTGCAGGCTGATGGTTCTCTGGATCAACGTGCGGTTGCCCTGGGTAAAACTAACCTGCAACAGGGTTTCATGTGGGCCATCCGCGGCATTGCCCGGCCAACCACCTTTTGATCTCCAGGCCCCCGGATCGGGGCCGCATCTGAAAGAGCCCTCAATAGGGCGGTTTCAGATGCAAAATGATTATTTTGATTTACGACCAAGTGATGGAAGCCCCCCGCTAAGCACCGTTATTCGTCCTGAGCGAAAGTTATTTTGACCGCGCTCCCACGCTGTTGGCGTCTTTTTTTGATTTTTAATGCCAACCGGTTTTAATTCCGAAGCGTTCATTTTCAATAAAATGAAATGCCTAACAAAAGCGTCTGCGGTCTTATATTGACGGATATACGCCAGCAGATTTTCAGTAGCTATCGGATCTTCACTCTGCGATTCATACCAAAGAGAACGGACCCTACGAATCTCAGCCAGAGCCGTTTTTCTTGGGCTTTTCCTATTGCTCATATGCCTTTAGTCCAAGTAGTCGTTACTGAGCGAGTGTAGCCGTACAGAAGAATTAGTCAAAACAATTGTGATAAATAGCCGCCCCACCCTCAAACGAAGCGTGGGGCTTTTTCGTTTTTCAACAGGAGGCGCTATGACTGCGCTCGCAAATCTGTTTATGTGGGCTGGGGTGCTTTCCATCGCACTGCTGGCTGACAAGTTCTGGGTGCGCTCTGTGCGCCCTCCCCTGGCCGCTCACTTTGAGTGGGAGCCTCTGCCTGCAGGAAGCGAGACCCCGACCTGCTGGTGCCTGGGGATGCCTGCTGCTTTCTTTGTCATTGCAGTGACCCTGAAATTCATCGCCCCCGCAGCGGGCTTCTAAATATGGTTTCAGTCAACAAAGTAATTCTTGTCGGCAACCTCGGGCGAGATCCCGAAGTCCGATACCAGGCCGGTGGCGCCCCCGTATGCAATATCTCAATTGCCACTACGTCCACCTGGAAGGATAAGCAGACAGGCGAACCCCGAGAGGAAACGGAATGGCACCGTGTGGTGTTCTACAACCGTCTGGCTGAAATCGCGGGTGAATATCTGCGCAAAGGCCGTCCCGTCTACGTAGAAGGTCGTCTGCGCACCCGTAAATGGACAGGCCAGGACGATCAGGAGCGTTTCACCACGGAAATCATCGCTGAGCAAATGCAAATGTTGGGAGGCCGTGACGGCGGCGGCGAGGGCTACGGTAATTCGCCACAGCCAGAGCAACGGCAACCGCAGGGCCAGCGGCGCAATAACTACGCAGAGGCCACGGGGCGTGGGCAGCAACAAAGGCAGTCTCCATCGCCCTCGTCCGGGAACCTTGCGGATATGGACGATGACATTCCATTCGCCCCTCTGCTGGCACGAAACGCCTACTTAATCTAATCGTCGCTGACCACCACCTCATCCTCAGGGCCCGCCTCGGTCTTAAGTGCGTCCAAACACGCTTCTTTAGTTGGAAACTCTTGCGATTGACTGGAGGGGATGAGACTGTCGCGAGATCCTCCTTCACCGGCCCGAATATAAATCCAACCCTCTTCATTATTTTGGAAAACCACAAATCTACGTGCCATAACTCCCCCCAGAATAATTAGGTTAGAGCTACAGCATATCTCTCATACCCAAAGGAATACACCCATGTGGTTTAAAAACCTACGTATCTATCGTCTGGATACGGCATTCGCCTTGTCCGCTCAACAACTGGCCGAGCTGCTGGCCAAGCATCAATTCGCCCCTGGCGGCAGCCAAGAGCCATTCAGCTTGGGCTGGGTGCCGCCGCGTGAAGACGGTGAGTTGGTCCATGAGGTGAATGGGCAGTATCTGATCTGCATGCGTGCTGAAAAGAAACTGCTGCCGAGTTCTGTGGTCAACCAAGCAGCCCGCGAGAAGGCCCGCGAAATCGAAGAGCAGCAAGGCTACAAGCCAGGCCGCAAGCAGATGAAGGAAATCAAAGAGCAGATCATCATTGATTTGATGCCCCGCTCTCATGCTGTGCAGCGCGACACCATGGTGTGGATCGACACACGAAACCACTGGTTTGTTATCGATGCTGCTGCCGTGGCTAAGAGTGATGAGGTGCTGGGCCTGCTGGCCAAGAGCGTGGAACCCTTCCCCGTGCAGGCTCTGTACACCGAGCAATCGCCTGGTGCGGCCATGACCTCCTGGCTGGTAGACGAAGAGCAACTGGCCAACTTCACCGTTGACCAGGACACCGAACTGCGCTCCACCGGAGGCAGTGGCGCGGCGGTGCGCTACGTCAAGCAAAGCGCCGACATTGGCGAAGTACGCAAGCATGTCGCAGCAGGCAAGCAATGCACCCGACTGGCCATGACCTGGGCAGATCGCATCAGCTTTGTGCTGACCGATGCGCTGGACGTCAAACGCGTGGCCCCACTGGACATCCTGACTGAAAAGCAAGACGTGACGGCCGTCAACGATGACGAAATCTTTGATGCCGACATGACCTTGATGACCGCCGAGCTGGCCAAAATGATCAGCGATCTGGTCGAGGTGCTGGGCGGCGAACGTTAGTTAAATAGCCACTTGAATCGCAGGCCTTCCCTGGCGATTTACGTTATGGATCGTAGGCATCCGGCCAATTAGATATGATTCAAGAGCTAATGCTAAATACGCATGTTCTTTTTCAAAGCCGATTGTCACGATTGCGCCAGCATCCGCCAATCTCGCATCCGTCAGAGTGAAGACTCCATTAATTATTTTTGTGTAACTTTGGAGCCTTTTCCCAATCCCATGCCCCTCGTAAGGAGGTCTACCTAGAGCTGCACCAACCCCGATATAAGTAATCTCCCCATGTTTCAAAAATGCGTACAGACCTTGCTTATCGTAATTTGGGGCGCTCCCTCCATTAAAGGAAAATGGTTCTGACCATAGCGGCGGCTCACGACCAATGGCCTCATAGTTCCAATGTAATTGGAAAAACTTATCCGTCAATCTCTTCAGACCTTCAATTTCGACAGCCACTCTTCACCTCCAAATAATTTCTACTATCTATATCCACAGGGATGATAGCCGAACATCTGTGACTAAAACATAGGATGCCACCCCTATGAAGCATCACGACTACAGCAACACCCCCTAACCCCGCTTGATTTACTCAACCGGGGTTTTTCTTTTCTAGGATCAACCCATGACCACCAAGCAGTTTTTGTTGCCCATCGTCTCGGAGATCACGGTCGATCTTTTCGCAGGTGGCGGTGGCGCATCCACCGGGCTGGAGCAAGCTTTGGGACGGCACGTCGACATCGCCGTCAACCACGACCCAGAGGCCATTGCCCTGCACTCCATCAATCACCCTCAGACCGAACACTATGTCAGTGATGTGTTTGAGATTAATCCCCACGTTGCTACTCGCGGTCGGCCAGTCGGTCTACTGTGGGCAAGTCCTGACTGCAAACACTTCAGCAAGGCCAAGGGCGGTAAGCCAGTGTCCAGGCGCATCCGTGGGCTGGCCTGGGTCGTCGTCAAATGGGCCAAGGCGGTCCGCCCCCGCGTAATCATTCTCGAAAACGTGGAGGAGTTTCAGACTTGGGGACCGTTGACTGATGACGGCATGCCCTGCCCTGAGCGTAAAGGCCAGACGTTCCAGCTCTGGAAAGAGCAGTTGCGCGGCCTTGGCTACCGTCTTGAATACAGGGAGCTGCGGGCCTGCGACTACGGCGCTCCCACCATCCGCAAGCGCTTCTTCATGGTGGCGCGTTGTGATGGCCTGCCCATCGTGTGGCCGCAGCAAACGCACTTTGCCAAGCCCGCCAAGGGCCAGCAGGCCTGGCGCCCGGCATCGGACATCATCGACTGGTCCCTCCCATGTCCATCTATTTTTGAACGCAAGCGTCCCCTGGCTGATGCGACATGCCGACGCATTGCAAAGGGAGTGATGCGGTATGTGGTGGAGTCTGCCAACCCGTTTATCGTCACCAATACAACCGGTCATCCCGGGGCCGGTATTGATGAACCGCTGCGAACGGTAACAACGGGTGGTCATCATGCGCTGGTTGTACCTACCCTGATCCAAACCGGCTACGGGGAGCGACCAGGTCAAGCGCCGCGTGTTCCTGGCCTGGATAAGCCACTGGGCACCATCGTCGCCTCGCAGAAGCATGCCGTCGTGGCCGCATTCTTGGCCAAGCACTACACCGGCGTGGTGGGCAGCGACCTGCAAGATCCCATCGGCACGGTCACCAGCGTAGATCACCACAGTCTGATCACGGCCAACCTTATCCATATGGGGCATGGCGAAGGCAAAGTAGGTGGCAAACGGTTCAGCCACGGCATCCGCGATGTTGAGCAACCACTGAATACCGTAACGGCCTCTGGCTGCCCTGCTGGTCTGGTAACAAGCCACTTGGTGAAGCTGCGCAACAACCAGTTTGGACAGGGCCATGACGAGCCTATGCCGACACTGACAGCCGGCGGTGGACACGTTGGGGAAGTCCGCGCCTTCCTGCTCAAGTATTACGGCACGGACCAAGACCCGCAGATGGGTGAGCCCCTGCACACAGTGACCACCAAAGACCGCTTTGGACTCGTCACAGTGCATGGCATTGACTATCAGATCGTGGACATTGGCCTACGCATGCTGACACCACGCGAGCTTTACCGGGCCCAGGGCTTTCCTGATTCGTACATCATCGACCGTAAGCCTGACGGCAGTCCACTCACCAAAACGGCGCAGGTACGCATGTGCGGTAACAGCGTCTGCCCGCCCCTGGCCCATGCGCTGGTACAGGCCAACTACTCCGATCAGCAGATCTCCCCTCGGGAGAAAGTCGCATGACACAAAGCGCCTACAACAACAAACCCCTGCCCCGCCTTCGACACATCGAACCGGGGCAATTTTTTACCCTCAAGCATGACCCAGTGCCCCGGCAGTTACTGCACCGTACGCGCACTCACGGTCATTTCAATAACGGATATGCATCCCTGTGCCATGAGCTTGATTACAGCTGCGTGGTCTGGGGTGAGAACGGATGGGAGGCCAGAGAATGCCCGACTACATCGTAATCAGCGTAATGCACACATTGCGCGAGCACCGGTATATCACCCTTTGGGCAGAAGACGACAAGGGCTACCGCTGGCGTCTGTCCCGCGCTGGCCGGTACTCGAATGATCGGATCATGGCGCATCTCGATTACTACAACACAGGAAGCAACATTGCCGTGCCCGTTGCGATTGTTGAATCCCTAGCCCGCCCAGGAAACCCAAGGGACTTCGATGGAGTGTCCTTGGATATGCCGGTTTCGGAGCTGCTTGCGGTGCCCAACACCAAGGACGTATGGAAAACGCTGCTTGCGAATGTGATCACTCCCACCAAGTACAAGCCTCACCCCGAGTATCCAGGGGCACGCCGACGCAAGGAGGCTGCATGAACACCCACCCACACAACCAGGCGCGGTCCACCCCGCAAGAAGCGTTCAACCTCGACCGCACAGCACAGGTCTACGGCACACGCGCATTCATCCCTGTTACCTCAAAAGCCGCCCCCAAACCTAATTACCTGCAACTAATGGAGAAGAAGCGATGAGCAGCTTTCCTTGCAAAATCATTGAAGCAGATCTTGATGCTGACATCGTGACCCTGCAAATGGAGGGTGACTACACGGTCAGCGCTGGGCAAAAGTATCTGTGTGATGCCGCCGCTGCGAGCGCGGAGCCGGTGGCGGCACCTAAAGGCTGGAGGCTTGTGCCGGTTTCTCCAACCAAAGAGATGCTGTTGGCTGGTGAGACTGACGAATACGACACCGCAATATGGTGGGATTTAATGCTTGCTGCAGCCCCTGCCGCCCCCGTTACCGTCCAGCCTGACCTCACACAGCAGACGCTTGACGATGTGAAAGCAGGTATCCCAGCAAGGGATGCAGAGATTGAAGCGCTGCGTAAGGAGATTGAAGCACTGCGGACACAGCAGAGTGCTGACAAGGTGAGTGCGCTGCCGCCACTGAATGACGACCTGATCGCAATCCTCGGTCGGCCAAACTTCCTGTGTGCCCAGTTGGCCGACACACTTCGTTCTGGTGGCCAAGAAATTACCAAGCGTGCTGAGAATGAGCAGGCCGCAGTAATCCACTTCCTGCTGGGGCATTACCTGGCCGACCCTGCTCAATGGGCCGAGAAAGCCAACGCCGCCATCGACGCAGCCCGTAAGGAGCAGGCATGATCGACTCCAAACATTACCCCACCCCGGAATACCGCTTCTTCCTTCACGATCCAGACGTAGACGGTATGCGGTATTTCAAATCCTCGGAGGATCGCGATACATACGCAGCCGCCACAATCCAGGCCTATCTGGACGACTGCTGGAGCGAAGGGGTTATGCAAGTTGTCGCAGGAGAAATCACGCATCACGCCGTAGCAAAAAACGTGGAGCTAAGGCCAAAGCGGGAGGATTTCGAGAGCGACGAGGCGCATGAGCACGCACTGTCAGACCTCGGGTTCAGTGGAAATGACTGGGACTACGTCTGCAACTATGAGCTCGCTCCGATCAGCGACCCTGGGGAGCCAATATGATGATCACCATCACAGACACGGGCGGTTTGCGCCACTATCTGCATCCCGACGCAATTGCCCGGGTCGCTCAGGCAGGCCCAAACTGGCACAAGATAGGGGCCTATGTGAAGACGTTCGACGGAAGAACTATTGAGGCCCAAGAAAGCGCGGAAGAAATCGCCAGCGCAGTCAGAACAGCACGTAAGGAGGCTGCCCATGGATGACCTCACCCACCGCTTGCGCTGCAAGTATCCAATGGGACCGATCCAGGCCAATGGTGAGCCGGAGTTTGGCTGGCGAGATTTTAGTGGGCCTGCCGAGGGTGTGGTCCTGCCTACAGCAATCATGCTCGAAGCCGCTAACCGGATTGACCAGCAACAAAGGACCTTGGCCAACATTGAGGCCTTCGTTGCCTGCGATGCGTCCGCTATCTCGTACCAAAGCCTGGGCCAGTACCGCACTGCCCTGCTGCGGATGCTGCGCCAGGCGCCGGCAGCCAAGGAGCCTGGCGCATGAGCATTTCTCCCGAGGCTGCTGAAGCCGGACGCAAGACTATCTGGGAGCTGTTCCTCAAGTGGGTGGACAGCCTGCCCCTTTAATTCTTTGATCAGGAAAAAACACATGAACTACAGCTGTGAGAAACACAGTGAAGCCCAGGTGCATCGCGGTCGAACCTGCGTGGCGTGCGAAATCGAGAATCTGCAACAGCAAGTCACTCGCGCCCAATTCCCCGCAACTCGGATGTGGAATTGGATGAACAACCCGGAAAACGCTAAAGACCTCACGGGTGAGCAGCTACGGCAGCGATTCTTGCGGGAGTTCCGGCAAGCCACATGACGCAGGATCGAATTTTGGAAGTTCTGGCTGTTACGGCCAAAGATTGGAATCTACCCGCCCCCGAGGCGGGTTTTTGATGGGAGTAAGATATGCAACAACGCGACTTGATCGACATTAAGCAGACTGCTGCTATGCTTGGCGGCTTGCACCCTGAGCACGTGCGCGGGCGTCTCATGAAACGAGCAGACTTCCCGCGACCTTTCCGGATTGCTGGCCGCGTAATGCTGGACCGCTTGGAAGTGGCGAAGTGGATTGAAATGCAGCGCCAACCAATAGATGGCCGCACCACGCAAAAATCACGCAACACCCTCTCGAAATCAGCATGA